AGCGTGTCAAAGAAATCAATTGTAATATTAGGCTTTTCTTCACGTTCCAACATACCATACCCCTCGGTATAACTTTCCGCCACACCCTCAAGCGATGTCATTTGGTGGGAATAGCTAGATGCCACCTGTGACAATAAATCCTTGAACACCGCCAAGGAGTCCGCCCTTTTTGTTTCGCCAATCCTTCTGAGGTACGCCTCTGCGCTTGCCTGTAGGTCACCGTCTGCCAATAGCCCATACTCATCATGGAAGTGAAAGAAGAGCTTAAACCCTTTCACGTGGGGGTCGGGCAATGTAAAGAACCCGTTTATCATTCCGCCCTTTTCGTCCATGAATAACCTAAGCTCTTCGGATGCCGACTTGAATTCGGTCGTACTGATCGTATTTGTTATTGTACGTAGATTTTGTAAATGTATTTCATTCTTTGGCATAAATAAGGATATTTTGCGTTTTACCTATGTACCTATTTGCTACATATCCTATATATTCATCACATAATAAAACAGTCATGGCAACATTGCAAAATTTTTTCAAATGCAACTCAAAAAGAACGGGTATCACTTGGTATCCCCAAGAGGTCGATAATAATAAGGAGTATATATTCATTTGTGATGGCATCAAGAGCATACATTACAGGTACAATGAAATATTGAGCACATTTACATACAGGGGTGCAATTGATAAACTGTCGGTCTTGTTTGAGGTTATTGACGGCCGAATGAATCCTACTCATTGGGGTTCCAATGCCGAGATGTATAATATAATTGGCGGTTATGATACTATTGGTAAGCATCAAATTGTTGATATTACACATTTTAAGGATTCGGACAAGAGCAAGATGATAAACGAATTCACAATGAAATCTTGGTATGAAATCTTGGTGGAGTACCCATTGGTCTAGAATTGTATAATCCTTGTTGGGCGATACAGGCAAACATTGAATTTTTACGTTTTAATTGAGACGCATATTAAAACACTGTCCATTATCAGGACATATCACAATAACCCAAAAAATAATTATGATTACAAAAGAAGATATTGAGGAGTTGAAATTCACAAAGGGATATTGGGACGACATTAACCCTGTCGATGACATTAACGGTCGATTTTACTATAAAGATATTAATAAATTCCATACGTTAGATTTCGACGAAGAGAACAGTGTGTGTATATTTACCCGAACAGATGGAGAGGGTAATATTAAAGACAAATATACAATCAATGACTTGGGAATAGTTAAAAATATTTCAGACAGAGTCGATGTGTTTAATACGGGCATCGAAACAGACTATGAAAAATATAAATCAATAAAATAGTGTTCTGCTAAGTTTTTCGGTTTGGATTTCGTACATTTATACCATTATTCAAAAAGTTAATTAGGCACATATGATTGTAAACGTAATCCAAGGACTCAATCGGGTTGATATTTCTTATATTGATACCGACGGTCAAATCAGCATTCTTGAAAAAAAGGATGTTAAGTTTTGGAAGTATAAAAAAGATGTGAATGGTGATGTGGATACATGGGATGGCGAAAAGGCCATAAAGATTACGGATAATGTGTCAAAGTTTGGACAGTATGAACTAAGGCAGTTTCTTTTCACGCTTACACAAAAAGAACAGGACTTAATATTTGCATACAATATTCCTAATGTTTTTGCATGTGATATCGAGGTTGACATTACCAAAATAACTGCGCCATTCCCTGAAGCAGCAGATTCAGAGGCACCCGTTAATTTAATAACAATAACATCGTCCAATCTTGATACTGTGGTATATGCCCTAGAAGACGAATACAGGAGTGTCGAAAAAGACGAGAATTGGAGAGTAGGAGCAGAAGAAAAACTACACAAGAAGATCGAGGCAAGAATTGGGGCACATCTATTCTCTGATATCAATGACCCGCTACTTAAGATTCCCGAAAAAGAACTTCCCAAGGACAAAGAAGATGATATAAAGGCCAAGAAGCTTAGGTTTTCTGTGCTAAAGGACTTGGGGCTCAGTCTAGAAAACCCTCCACAAATAAGAATATATTGGTTCCCGACCGAGTACAGGTTATTGGCAGGATTTTTTAAGGGACAGGCAAAGGCATTACACAGCACGATTTGGTGGAACAACGAGACCTTTGATAGTTTGTATCTGCACAACAGGGCAATCAAACTAGAATGGGAAATGAACGAGACCTCAAACACAAACAGCCTTGCCTATAAAGTACTACACCCATCAAAACAACAAAGTTCGATATACAAGACAGGTCGTATCAAGTCGATACCCAAAAGAAAACATCTTAGGGCCATGGCAAGTCCGACAGAAAGTGTTGTACGTTCTACGGCTATTCTGTCTGATGCCATGGTTGCCAAGTTTGGATCGGATAAACCACTAAACTTTAAGCCTGCCCATCGACTAGAGTTGGACTATATGGTAATCACCGAGAAGTTTTCTAGGAAAAGAGACTCGAAGTCCCTCAAATTGGACGTTATTTCCAAGGAGTTTTTGGGGGTCGGAAAGGTTTCCTTTGACGGGAAATTTCAAGATTTAATTACAGGAGACACCGAGACATTCTTTTTCTATGGCAGTATTGACACAATCACATTGATGTTGATACATCTCTCTAAACTGTTTCTGAATCAAATTCTAATATCTAGTTACAGCTCGAAAGTGTCTGTGTCTGATGCATTCTATATCACCCGAAAATCGGCTGCCGTGTTTCATGATTACTTTTGGAACGAACAAGGATTGGTGACGGCCTCGTCGTTTGATGGATACGGAAAAGAAGAGGACGAAGAAGAGGATATCGAAGACAACAACGACGAGGATGCCATGTTAATGGGTCGAAAAAGAAATGTGACCACCAAGGTCGGATATTATTACACAAGCAATGTAATAGGCGAAAAGCGAAGGTTCTACAAGTCCATACAGGCACCATCAAAAAAAATAAAACCATTTGAGGGTGGTTATGTGGTTCCTCCAAGGCTACACAAAATTCTATTTGGTGTGTTCTTGGACATGAAGGCCCAATATCCCAATTCAGGAAAGGCACTTGGCTGCTCAAAAGAAATTCTGCTTGGTGTAAACTGCAACGACAAGGAGCTAGAGGCCGCATTTAAGGCGGGTCACAGGATATCATTCAATAGGAATGTTTACGACGGATCAAAAGACGGTGCCCTAAAAACGATTTGGACACGACAGATTGATGGTCGATATCATGCAAAAGATTTAAGTCAAAATTTGCTCCAATTTTATACACCCGCCATTGTGCAGGCGATTAAAGAAATGGAGGCCGAAGGGAAGAATAAATAACCACAATGCCATACAAAATAAGATTCCACCTAGGGAAAGAAAACGGAGGTCAGCACTACGCCAAATGGCGTGTGGAGGACATGAAACATAAAACAGTGTGTTTCTATGACCCCGACCATGTTACGCTTGTGTTGACAGATTGTGTGCTAAGGAACGGCAAGAAAACCGCACTTAAAATATTCAATGGGGCAACAAAAAGAGTTTGTGCCTATATTAAATGTGAAGAGGTCAACATATTTTATTCTGAGCAGATTAAAATTTTACCAAAAGAGGAATATAAATTCAGTCCAAAACGTAAACCGTATTGGACTGAATCTTATGGTTGTGACTGTGATAATACCAAGGTAGATTTGTTATACACTAAAGGACGTGGTATTTTTAGGTACTAGGATTATTGTTTAATCCTGCCTTTTTCTTGGAAAGATATCGTTGAGCCATTTGTTGTTATGATCTGTATTGTATATTCTCCTGTTCTTATTCTAAGAATATCGGAATGATCAATAGTTATAGAGCTGTACTTACTCATAAAGACAATTTGATTATCATCAACATAGATCGAATGGTCAACATTCTCGGTTACGGATAGACCGTATTTAGCAAAATGGATATATGAAGTTCCTTTCCAATCTTCGCCCTCTAGTAGTCGTGTCAACACTCTTTGAGCAGCGTCTTTTGCGTTAGTGTTGTCATACATAGTTTTCAGAAACGTTAATGTCTCCTGTGTTAGTTGTCTTTCCATGGTCGTGTTTATATAGGTACTGTAAGCTTATTCATCAATGATATATGTACTATAGTAAACAACACGCCCCTAATCACCCCTCCATAACACAAGTGCCTTTCTGCTCCTCCGTTGCCAATGTATATCGACCCGTAAAGTTATAGGTAATAGCCAATAAATACTTCCTCGCATATTTAAAACATGTGTTAAATTTTCGGTCGTGTAGTATGTCCCCGTATTCGAACTTTGTCTTGTCTTTGTTTCTGTCTTTCATAATTGTTATTTTTTACAATATCGCAAATTAAATACGACAAACCAAATATATTCTCTAATTTTCTTCCAAAATCATAAAAACAGGATAGTGATCAGACACGCTTTTTGTCACAGAGCGTTTGTCCACCCCATGATCAATAACAAGATTAGACAGGTGGGCCGATATTAATATTCGGTCATATGCACAATCTTTGCTTGATACAGAGCTGTCGCTATCATTGTCAATAACCCATATCAAGAACGGGAATTCCTTTTTGAGTTTTTCTATTTCGGTTTTAGACATGTAGGAGCAACTTGCATTAAAGTCGCCCAAGACAATAAAGTTCTTAAAATGTGGGGATCTGCCTTGGTCGCAAATGATTGATATATTTTTTAGCATGGCAGTGACATCCTCGTTTGCCACAGACGGGCTTGTGTGTATATTAAAGAGTGTGAGCAACAATCCTGTCTTCTTTACCTTGAATAGTCCTATGAACGGCTCTCTTTTTATTTCGGATGCCGTGTCCGACATTAGTCCCCATTGAAGTGTTTTGTCTGAGTGTTCGCAATCGACCACCTCCACGACATTGATTGTGGTGGTGTCGTATATGTATAGGTATTGCTCCCTATAATGCACATCACTTTCTTGGAGTCCCGAACGTGGACTGCTCATTATTGCATGGTTGCCAAGTCCATTTTCATTGAGGGCATGTCTAAGTATTGTGATTGTTTTTCCGCTAATATCCTTTACTTCTTGTATTGCCAATATATCGTATCGGGATATCACTGAACAGATACTATCAAGCACAGTTATATTAGAGCTTTTCTTGGCACCAAATACTTGAATATTGAAAGTTCCTATCTTGATTTGTCCAAGACAGGTTGTTGAAAATAACATCAAAATACTGATTATTTTGTACATGTTTTTGTTGATTTTGTTATTAAATTAAAGTTATTATTGTTTTACTAGTAGACAGCCAAAATATTCACATTATAAAAAATCGCATACATTCGATATATAAAGGGTTACAGAGTGGTAATAAATTTAACCCAAAAAACTCAAATGAAAAAATAGGCCTCGAATATCGAAAAAGTCTAATTTTTAGGGCAAAAAGAGGACGATTTCGCCATTTTTTGCAAAAGTGGGTGTTTTTTCTTGGGAAATATGGGCTTTTTTATTTTCCTGAACATTCGACAAACACAGGGCTAGACCACCATAGCTGTTATTAGGCTTTTTGACGTTTTTTATTGGGGTAGCAAATGGCACTTTTTTGTATTAAAACGCCAATAATTCATACATTTTCCGTTTTTTCAAAAAAAACAGTACATATAATAAAAATACAATGGCACTAAAAATCTTCGACCAATCTTCGATCAGAATGAATCGCATGAGAACTCAGGTAAATGAGTTTATTGCCAAGACATTGGGGATGCGTGATTCTGCACAGGCAAGGCTTTATAAAATCGTTCTTGATGTGCTTCAGGATCAGCTAAACCTGTCCTTGTTATACCAAGCACAGTCACATAGACAATTGGCACCACAGACCGTCACAAAGCCGACCTCAATAAGGGGCTTGGCCTCGATATCAGGACACGAGGCAACACGACCAATTTCGGCCCGTGGTACCGTGAAGCTCCGAAAGAACGAGTCGTTTGCAGTTGGTAGTTTTTTGTATGTTTCTCCGACCGCCACGCTTACTTGCACAACAAACAGTCTTGTTTATACCGTAAACATCGACACCGAAAAGAAATACTCGCTCAGTAACAACACCATTGAGCTGCCAATAATACAAGGGATTCTAAAAAATCAATCTTTTGTGATTGATGCCACGAGCGAAGACACCACACTATTTACAATCCGATTGGAAGACGAGGAATATATCGAACATTATTCTGTCAAGGTAAAGGTAAACAATGTCCTGTGGTCAAAAACAGACAGTATTGAGGACATGGCACAAGGCGACGAGGTGTACATTACGGAGAATGGATGGCAAAGTCAGTTGGATATTATTTTTGGCGACACCACACACGGGGTTGAATTAAAACACGGCGATGTTGTCGAGGTCGAATATATGGTCACCAATGGCGAGTTGGGAATATTGAGTCGTGGGGATAAATTTACAATCGTGGAAGGATTCACCAACTCGAACGGTGACGAGCTCACAGACTTTATAATCACACGCTCCACAGGACTAATTTTGGCCTCAAACGGAGAACATCCCGAGGTAACCCGAAACTTAATCGGACATTCGTCAAGGGCATTCACGTTTGTTAGACCCGAAAACCTACAGGCATATCTTAGCCGTCTTAGTATATTGTCTCATGTGTCTGTTTGGTCAGACAAGAACAATGATCTAATCATGCATGTGTTGGCATTGCCGAGTCTAAACTTTTTGAACAGCCGTGATTACTTGAATATGTCCGAGACTAGGTTTTCCCTGACATTGCCCCAAAAGGATGCCATCAAAAGTATGATTAACAACTCCAAGAGACAATTTCCGACATCCGAAATTATAATGGAAAATCCTGTGTTAAAAAGGTATTCCATGCTAATCTATGTCAGGGGTGATTTTGATGATGACGCCCAAGTACTAAACGAGATCCGAGACATTGTATCCGAATTGATGTTAAAGGCAACATTCAAAAGCAGGGACATGAAGTTTGATAATATTATTGTGAATTCGGATATCGAAAACGGGATCTACAACATGAACGAAATTAAATCCGTGCAGGTCAACATATTTTCGGAAGACAACGAGTTGGCAAAATCGAACGGGTACTATTTCGTGAACGAGGTAACCTCTAGCGGAACATCCCGTATTGTACAACGTGTCCGAAAAGAGGTTCCTGTCGGAAAGAATCCTAACCTTGGTCTAAATTCTTTGAATAGTATTGCGGTTAATAACGGAGAAATTCCTATATTGAGACCTATTGCACTTTTTAACAACAACACACTAACAACACTGAACGATTCTGTTATGGTATTTGCCCAAAAGAATGGAGTGTTTGAACAATTATAATCATGAAACGTATAGTAGAAAGTAAGTCCGACAATATTAATTTTGTTAAGGCACAATTATTGTCGGGTGATCAAGACAGCATAGAAACAGCAATCGCATTTGATGAGTCGGTAGGGCTTGGGTACATTGCAGAGCTAGAGGATATATTTTCATATTTCCTTACTTCAATGGAGACAGACCTGCTTGGTTTGTTTATGGCAGACAGTATTGACCTAACAGGCGACGGAATCGGCACAGTCCCAAAAGAAATTGGAATGTTGACAAACCTAAGAGAACTTCAATTGGAAGCCAACGGCATTTTCGAACTCCCAAAGGAAATAGGCGACTTGGAAAATTTGGATTTCCTAGGACTGTCACAAAATAAATTGTCAAGTCTTCCAAAAACAATCGAAAACCTGACAAGGCTCCGCACATTATATCTTGACGAGAATGACTTTAAAATCATTCCAAAGGTATTGTCAAAGATGGATAGTCTAAAATCCTTGGATATGGGCTATAATCACTTGACCAAGATCCCGTCATATATTGGCGATATGACCAATCTTGAGACACTAAGACTCGGCAACAATCAAATAACAAACCTCCCAAACGACCTTGTCAAGTTACAGGGTCTTGGCGTATTGTCTATCAAGGATAATCCTTGGGAACACCCTGTAAAGGTAGGCAAATTCTTTAGGAACGATATGCGAGGGATAACGGTTATATGATACATACAAAAAAACAATTATGCGTAGAATAACAGAGGCAACAAACCCCGAGGATGAAAAAAAGCGTAATAAAGAACGCAAGAATGCGTATAACCTAATCAAGACAGGCGAACGGCTCAACATTATATCGGCATTCAGGCTTGACACAGAGCTTTCTTTGGGTATAGAGGCAGAATTAAAGGTCGAGTTCGCCCCTATGCTAAAAATCTTAAAACACGACCTTAAAGGGCTGTTTTTAGACGAGCACATTGTTATTAGAGACACCAAGATTGACAGACTCCCCGACCAATTGGGGCTGTTGAAAATGTTGCGCACGCTAACCGTCACGGGTTGTGGACTCAAGGAGTTGCCAAGTTCTATTGGTGATCTAACAAATCTAAAGTCCTTGGAGCTTCAGAATAATTCATTGGCCACACTACCAACAACGATCCGAAAACTTGCAAATCTTGAGGTGCTTATTTTGAACAAAAACAGGCTAACATCACTGAGTCGTTATGTTGGCGGCCTAACCTCCCTAAAGGAGCTCTATATCAACAAAAATTCGATTAATAATATCCCGACAGGAATTGGCATGCTAGTTAACTTGGAGGAGTTTTTTATGATAAACAACAATCTAAAGTCGTTGCCGCCAAGTATCGGAAGCCTTAAAAAATTAAGGCTGTTGGGCTTGGGTTACAACAATATCAAGGACGTCCCCAAGACAATTGGAGACCTACGAAGACTCAAAAAACTTTGGCTCAATCACAACAATATAGCCGAACTCCCCAAGTCTATTGGCAAGCTAAAGAAGTTGGAGGAGTTGGATATTCAGGGTTCGCCCATTGCAGACCTCCCAAGTACGATGCGAAAAATGGAAATGCTCAGGAGGTTAAATATTAGTGGCACCAAAATAGACCTAGGAACCCTTGATTTCACCAAGGAAATGACTTCATTAACAATCATTCAATACCCAACAATATGAGAAGGATAACCGAGTCAAAGATAAAGGTAAAGACCAAGGGAGGAATGTCCGAATACGAAAAGATACTATTCGTGGACTACACCGAATGGCTCCTTGAAATTTTAGATCTGCAAAATATCCAAAAGAATATTCTTTTGAATTATCGAAAAATGCCGAAACATATATTTGGTAATATAGACATGAAAGACTTGCTAGACGACAAGAAAAAAGATGTTAAAATAAACATCGACAGCAAGTTTGGAACCATGCCCATTCTAAAGATTATCACCCATGAAATGACCCACATTTGGCAGATCGTAAATGTAAAGTTGGGCGTCAATAGCGACATGACATGGTTTACATGGGACGGCAATGATTACATTACCCTTGAGGACTACAAATCAAACCGAGACTTCGAGAAGCACAAAGAGTTGCCATGGGAAAGGGAGGCATACGACAATTCCGAAATCTATCCTAACATGTATAAGAAGACACCAAGATTCACGGAGCTTGGCGAAAAAGACCCGACATTGGCATACATAATCAGCAATAATTATCTGTAGACAACAAAAACCGATTGTTCCATTACGAAACAATCGGTTTTTTAATTATCTGAGTTTCATGGAATTGATGAACTCAAAGCCCTTGTCGTTTATGCATTTGTACTCAATGATTTTCTGACCCTGTTTTGTTGCACTGTCCAAATCTTCTTTTGATAGTCTTGAAATCAATCTATCCACCCTGAAAGTATTCGTGAATGTTCCTTTTATGGGATTCACAATGACATGGGCATAGTCTGAATTAAATATCTCCCTAGACTTTTCGTAGTCCTCTCTTTTGATGTGGAGTGCTATCTGTGTGGTTGAGTACCGAATCGGCTTAGACGATTCGGTGCCAAACATAGAAACCATCACAAAGTATCTCTTTGAGGTTTTTTCGCACAGTTCGACAACCTTACCCTTCGAGAATCCTGTGTCTATAATATCACCCAATTGTATTCCTCCGTGCGTCTTTCTGTTTTCGTTTGTTATCTTGTTCATTGTTGTTTATTTGTGGGTGCTAAAATAAAGATTATCATAGTACTCAATGATGGACTTTTCGTGTTTATACCCCCCTCACAGGACTAAGATATATAACAGCGTACTTGAATGTTTTAGTCATGATATGTTTTAGCAGAAATATTTTAATAAATTGGGCCTGTTAGTGGAAAAAATTTCAATATCTTGCTTATTAGGCAGTTTTAGTGGAAAGGCTTTCTAAATATGCGTGCACATCCAACCATGTTTTTGTTCTGTACAACGACAGTATGTCCGTTGTAGGAACATCCTTGGTGCTGCCGTCCTTTAGTTTAATGGTGACCTCTGTTGACAGGCAATAAGTTGTGTCTTTAAAATTGTCGGGTACTATGCCCGCTATCATAACGTACTCCTTTGTCGGAATATAATACACATTCTTGCTCAAAAGATCCTTGGCAAAATCCACATGGAATCCTTTCCCCAAATCATCCGACATATTAACCACATCAATATTTGAAAGGTCATACTCTTTTGGCCTAATCAATTCAAGAATATGGTCATATACTTCTTGGTATGCCTTTGTGGATACCCAAGAGAATTGTTCGGAGTCGCTGCGAGTATTTCTCCATGAAATACAGACCGCCTTGTCGTCCATAAAATAGACCTTGCCTCCGACCCACGTGTCTGTGCATTGCCATGCCGCAAAATAGTATGACTTGATATTTTTGCTGTCATCGTGCTCGCTAAAGTCCCATAGTAGACCACATGCGTCCGAGACTATTGCCATGTCAACATCGCATTCGTTTCTTTTTGACTTGTCTAGGTCGTTAATTATTTCTTGTAGAGTCATTATCTGTTTATCTGTTTATTTTTGATTTTAAAGAGCTTGAAGCCCAATTCGATTATTTTTGATTAGTGTTTAATAATATCTAGCCCAATTGGCCTTTGGGACATGTTCGTAATCTTTTGCTGTCATCATTTTGACAGGCTGTTTTTCTTTTTTCTTGGGAAATTGTAGGAGCTTTGCCTTGACCTCAAAGAGTCTTTGTGTATCAACATATCGTCTTAGCTCCTCAAGTTCGTTCATCAGTTCTTTATAACCCATACCATCAACAATTGGACTGATGTGTGTTTTTGATATATCAACAGAAACAATATAATTGATTGGGAGCGTATACAATTCATTTAGGCAATAGTCCAAATTGTCTTCATTGACAAGTATGTCACCAAGCAGAAAATAATCCCGATTGAATTTCATTTCACGTCCACGCCAATCCGTTGTTGTTACCTTTATTGAGCGTGTTGTAAAGATACTGTTCTTGTGGAAAACACCCCAACAAACCTTTTCCCAACAAGGGAGTTTAATCCCAATAATCTTGTTGTGTTCCATGTCGCCAAGTGTATACCTTGTGCTGTTTAAAACATTTTTCAATTTGGTGTTATATTGCTTGTCCCGACGTTCCTCTTCTGCCAATTGGCGCAATTTTTCTAGTCTGTCCATTTTCTTTGGTTATTTAAAAGGGTTTGAAGCCCCATTCGATTAATTTTTCTATGATCCAATAGCGGGTCTGTTTTGGGTTGTCGATATAAATCTTAAGAACAATCCCTTCTAGTCCGTCCTGTACAATCAACCAAATAATTTTCTTTGCGGGCATGATTCGTCTTACAAACCATGTACTCTTGTATTTATCCCCATGGTCAAGCATGTCCTGAAGTGCCTGTATAGGAGTTTTCATTTCTCCGTCAATAAGCATTTTTGTCTCTAGATTGTCTGCTGTCAGTTTCATTTTTGTTTATTTATATTAACAATATACACAATATAGGATAAACAATCCACACCACCAAACAAAAAAATAAAAACCCGTAAGTTTTAACACTTACGGGTTTTTATTGCTCAGTTCTTGAATGTGTAGTTTTTTTCGATGGACACGACCGAACCGTACCATTTTATTGGCTCTGTCCAAGACTTTTCGTACTTTTTATAGTAGGTTGCGACAACACTTCTTACATCGTCTTGGAGAAGAAAATTTATCATCTTTTGTGAATGAAACAAACGCTCTTGTCTCATCAAAGGAATCGCACCCATCTTATTTATACGTTCAGTTGTCCATCCGTTGTTTGCGTAGGACATTTTTGATTTCTTTAGGTCGCTGCTTGGGTGTGCCTGCATAGCCAATAACCAATAATACCAAGAAGGTTGTTTTCCCTTTTGTGTTACCAAAGGAAGGTGATGTGTTTTACCTTTTACAATGTCTCTTGTCAAATACGTGCCAAGTTCTTTGTTTGATAGTGCCTCCCATGCCAAATAACGTTCACGGTATACTTTCGATGACCACCCGTTGTTTACAGACAGCAAGTTGTTGAATGCCTTTAATGCTGCTGCACGGTTTGGGTATGAGGCATACTGAACATTGGATTTATCTGTGTCGTCATATCCTTTCACGCCGTTGTTGCCCTTTATCCCCAATATTGCCGTTGGGTCTTTTTTTGCAAGACCCGAGTGTCCGCCATGAGACTCAAACCATAATTTCGCTATTACGACCTCAACAGGAACATTTCGTTTTGATCCACGTATAGCCTTACCTATACCATCATTTTTAATGAGCCAATATTCAAGAAACTTAATATAGTCGTGCTTGCCGTAGGGCTTCTGTCTTGAATAATCGAAATTGTTGGCTGCCAACATTGCAGCCTTTTCTTTTTTGGATTGCTTCTTGTCCACCGAATATGTTTCGTGGTCAAAGGTTGATTTGGTAGTATTCGATTGGAATATTACCGTCTGTGCTGTTATGGCTTCTTTTTGCACGGTCTTTGCCAAGAGTGCAAAAATAGAATACAAGAGCAACACAATTGTTTTTAATTGTAACATGTGTTGTTTTTTATCTGTTAATACTTTGTCTTGGCTGCTAAGTTACAATAATATTACTGTTTTTTACATAAAACCTTTATTTATTGCAAATTAACCTAAGAAAAAGTATACTGATAGGCAACAATTCCGCCGTATTCCACGGCCTCCTCCAAGGCTTCCACCTCTATATCAATCACGGCAATGTCTCTTGAGTCCCCCAACATAAACTTAACACTCAGTTTAAAGCGGTATTTATTTGACAGGTCACAGAATCTTTTTATTTCGGCAATAAGCAAGGCGGTAACCTGTTGCTCGGTTGCTCTTTGTCTCCAAATAAGCCTTCTTGCCTCCGAACCAAAATCATTGCCAAGGATTTCACCCCTTTCTGTGTCAAACAACAACTGAATTTCTTGGATAAACAATGCATACCCCTGCTTGATTATGATACCATTTGCATAGCCATATTCGTCGGGTGCATACATATTGTAGTCTGCCTCTCCTAGTTGTTGATTAAATTGGGTCATGTTTTATTTTATGTATGTACCATGCCATTAGCAAACAGGTGCCGTGTTATTGGCGTTATTGTGTTATTATCGGTTTGGTTATAAAAATAATATGAGATACGAAAGAAAAGAAGACATAAAACGAGAAGAGAACGCCATCAGATTATTTATTGATGTGATGTCGGACATGGACAAGACGTTTATTGACCCAACCATCATAAAACTAGGCAATCATCAGATTGATTATATGCTATACCTTCCCAACGGCAGTCGTGTATCGGTCGAAATCAAGGGAGTCAAGTACAAAAACATAGAAGACAACCACACCCCAAAGGTCAGTATCATGAAACTAACCGAACTACAAAAGGCCACAAACATGGAAGGGTACGAGGCTAGTTACATCGTGTTTGCCTATGAAAACGGAATCAAGTTGCTTAATGTTAAAAACGCAAAGGGACAGGTAGCATGGGGCGGAAGAATAAACCCACGTGCGGGTGCCGCAAATGACCGTGAGTTAATTGTCACATTTTCCTCGTCAAACTTTAAGTCCTCTTTGTATGGGTGCGAAAACGAGGATTGGAATCAGGAAGTCGAAATTTAAAACATGAAAGAAATTGAAAATAATAGTCTAATACAGGGCGACTGCTTGGAAGTAGCAAAGTTCATTAAAAAAGGTAGTGTGGATTTGATACTCACAGACCCTCCGTATGGCATAGTAAAGGGTATTGGTGGCAAATCGACCAACCACGGTATGGTTGGTAAGGTTGATTGGGATAATTCGATACCACCCAATGATTTATTTAAGCATGCCAACGATTTGTTACGAGTAAACGGGAAAATGATTCTATTTGGACAAGAACCATATACCACAGATCTTAGAAACAATGCGATTGCCAATTTACCGTTTCTTTACAGAAATATTTGGGAGAAAGACCATTTTGCAAATTCGTTGATTGCCAAAAAAGCCCCTGTATCCTATTATGAGGATTTATTGGTGTTTGGTAAGAAGTATGACACGCTAAACTTACACCCGTTAAGGTTGTATTTTAATGATGTATTAGAATTCATAAACCTTAATAAACAGCAAATATTTGCAGTCGTTGGGCAATGCGTGTATCATACATTAAGAACGAATTCGACCCAATTCGGTTTATGTACAGAACAAACATATCAAAAACTTATTGACTCCTTTGCGATTAAAAACATGGACGGTTATTTGGACTACTCAACCCTAAAACATATCAATTCCACATTCAATTCCACATTCAATTCCACATTCAACCTATGGCAGGGCAAAAAATTCAAGTCGAACATATTTAAATACAAAAAAGACTATAACGGCCACCATCCCACACAAAAACCCGTAAAACTCCTAGAGGATTTAATCAAAACATATAGCAACGAAGGCGACTTGGTTTTGGACTTAACGGCAGGGTCATGCAGCACTGCTGTTGCCTGTATTAACACAGGACGCAATTATATATGCATCGAATTGGACAAGGAATATTGCGATACAGGACGACAAAGAATTGAACAGGCAAAAAGCGAAATATGAAAGTATACATTTTAATAAAGGGTAGTGATAACTTCCCTAACCCTCAAGGCTATGTGACAATGAAAAAAGGCACAAAGTTGTTTGTCGAAAAGAATGACTGTCGAGAGGAGATGACCTGTCGGTATGCAGAATATACAGAAGAAGGTATGAGCGCAGAACAAAAAATGTTGCCCGAAAACAAACTATGGATGTTTGAGGGTATTATTGAAGACAATTTATACAATCCGTTCAATCCTGAAATGTTGTTGTTGGTCAAGCCTTTGGTGCATGAAAAAGACTATAACAGGGCAGTGTCAAACACAAGAAATGTCGTGTTTCCGCTAATGAAAAAAGTTCAGAATCTTTTGAGCAAGGTCTATGAATATCCGTACTCACTGTACATGCAGAACGGAATATGTCAAATCATAACAAACCAAGACGTCACGCTATATGTGACCGATGCCATAAAGCAGACAATAAGGATTGATTACCAAAAGGCATATAAAAAATGTTGGCACCTATTAAAACAACATGCAAAAAATCCTTTATGGGAAAAAATCCTATGGAAGATGAAGCAAAAGGAAGAATACTACCTGTTTGTCAGGGCATGTTGGAAAAACAATGACCTCGATTTTCTTTTGGAACAATCCATGAGAATGTACCCCGACAGCCTGAAACATGATCACATGAACAAGACACAGGAACTCGAGGCGTTTGGTATTGCACTAGAAAAGTATGGCTAGTGTTTGTTTTTATCTTTTGACTTCTGAGTCATTTGATCCGATACATAAAAGAAGGCCACACAAACAAAAATTAGCGCAAAAAATATTAATGTTTTCATTTCTTTGTTGTTTTGATTAGTAAATCACCAAGATATTTAAAATTTTCGATAATACAAAGAAACTTGTACATAAACAAAAGAAATATGTACAAGTATTTAAAATATATACCCAATGCCAATAACAGCCGTACTAGAACTAATAAAATTACCGCTATCAAAAGATGTTGCCACACTAAATAGTGCGCATGGTATAAATATGGACACACTGTCGGCTTGGGGAGCCGATGTTGTTGCATGCATCTTGATATTGGAAAATTCAATCAATACAATCACACCCGCAACCTCAGAGCTAAAACTTTATAGTTACCCGCTTGATGTTACCCTGCCTGATGCCACACCCGAAATATTGTCGGACGGAACATCGGTCACCAAAAATGCGCTTGTGTTTAGTGTCATCCACATCACGGATTTGGTGGATGCCGTGTTTCAAATAGTCGATTTTGACGGAAAGATTGTGACCGAGAACTTGGACATACAGGTTGACCAAAATACCACCACAAACATGTCCATTACAATGCCTGTTATTTACCCTGCAAATTTAAAGTTGGTCATATTAAACAACAAGTCCTAAGCCATAAAATACAATGAGAAATACTCCTTTATTAGACGAGTTGCGATCAAAAGGCGGAACGCTCCAAACGTTTGCAACAACCACAAACGATTTTGCATATTTGCTGTCGAATAGTGACGTAACAATTGTACCAAGCCACTTTGCCCTGATTAAAATTCCTGATTGGGAAGACACAACAGACCAATCAACTTTTTTTGATGGGAGTTTTTTCGTTCCTGCCATAACCGACCCGAATATTGTATTCCCAAAGGTTATTCAGAACTATTTAGAGAATTGTTTGTCCAATAGCGATTTCGAGAAAACGGATAACGGGCTAGGAACCTATGCAGAACAGGCACTCTTCAAGATGTTGCGCAGGTTGGACGCCATAGACTTTGTTGTGGACGGATCCACCGTGATTGACGGCAACACACACAGCCTTTACAAAGAAGACGTGGCACAACCAAACTATGAACAGGTGGTCAAGTATGTAGGAGAAACAAACCTAGTAAATCACCGAAAGGACAACGACGGCAATGAATATGTAGAGGTATATTTGCACATACCAACCGAGGACGGTCTAATGACCGATGTACAGTTTATACCCAAGCCACACAACACACATTCGAGCGGTTTAATACCACAGGGCGGCGGCGGACAATATTCCAATGGCTTGGACTCATTTGCGGGCAGCGAACAGGTAGAGGCAATCTACGACACAGGAGGAAACGAATATGAAGTCGGGAATGACCTAACAGACCTAGGAATTGACTTTGATTTTGTGTTAGAAGACACTGCCAATCATAAACAAGGCGACTTCGAATTTAATGCAATAATCCTGTACTACACGGCCACAGACAAGTCGGGTAACAACACAAACAGGATCAATGCATGGGGTCTACATCTAATCGAAAACTTTAACACTGCCATTGGTGGTGTATCAACAATACCAACCCTTACAAAATACCAACCCGACAATGTTCAGTCAGGGAATTCGTTCAATTTCAAAATGAACATAGGATTTAGTGCAGGAACCTTTAATATTAGCACCACAACCACAACCGATTTTGCATTCAATCAATGGCTAGATGTTGCCGACAAGTTAAATCTGACACTAGACAAGGTTAACACCATAGAAAGAGATTGGAGAGCCCTACAAGAAACCATTGTAAACCTAACAAGTGCCATAGGAAACTATCAGGAGCTCCAAAACAGGATTGATGAGATATCATCCATGGCAGACGATATTCAAAGGCTCAAGTCATGGCAGGCAGGCACCAACGACATTCGAATAACAAACGAAGAGTTATTCAGTCTATTTGCCACGGTAAACAATGCCCTTGCCAATGCCACAGGTGACGTGACGGTCAATGCAATCGTGTCATCAAGAACATTTTTGCCAACCATGATCGACACGGCCAACTTAATCGGCGAATACAACGGCCAATATTATAAATGGAATATTTCCACAGAAAAATGGGACAGTATAGCAACTCCTTAAAAACAAAAAAGGCTTCCGATTGGAAGCCTTTTTTGTTATGTTAGTGTAATTGTTTATCGTAATCACCCGACCATATGGCGGTCATACAGTCCTCAATTTTCTTGTGTCCCAACAGATTTGGATACTCACAGGGTCTAAAGTACGTGCCCATACTGTCAACCATCTCATAAACAACACTATTACGCTCGTCTGAAATGTTGATAATGTTCTGAACATACCCGTCGCCTTTATAAACCTCCAAAAAATGTAGATATTCTTGTTCTTTAGATTCTGATCCGTAGGCACAGAATGCACGGTAGGTGTTTTCTTTAAACCTTACTGTCATAGTATCAATTTTATGAATTACAACAGCAAATGCGCCCCAAAACCAAGACTTGAGTAAATTACATAATAATATCTTAGAATCCTCGATTGTTTCGGTCTCGCCCATGTGGCTGAGGTTATGATAAAATACATACCCTTCCGTGTCTTTCGAAAAAAAATCATAAAAATTATCGGATTCTAGTAATAAAAACTTTTCGCCAATACTAGTATCTGCATTAGATTCAAGGTTTGATTCAATATCAAACCAATCAATCGTATTTTTACGCTCTATTTCCGTTAATTTTTTATTCAACCTTTTATTTTCCATATTTTCTGTTACTTATTAAGTCCTGTATTGCTTAATGGTTTCTATGATATTCATTTATACTAATTACACAAAGCCGTGACGATCATACTATCGACCTTATAATAGTATGGCATTTTTGATTGAGCCTCACGACAATCGCTCAATATTTTGTATAGGTCTTGAACACTGCTATCCGTTGACATTTTAATAAAATGTGAAGACAATATTTCAGTATATTTAGACAATGATTCTATCGTAACTTTAAGCATGTCTGTACTAATGTTCATCTCCCAATTATCTACATCCGAAATTGATATATCTGTGCTAGTGTATTTCGTACCATACTCAAATTGTAACATCAAAACCTCTTGGTATGAGTTACTATTGTCACATCCTGTTTTTGATATCACACGATGTAAAACACCCTCGTCTTTATGATAAATCAAATCTCCTCCTTTTAAATAATCCCATACTTCATTGGTCATAATTATTTGTTTTTACGAACTTGGCATTAATACCCTCCCAAGTGGATGTTCGATTTATTTCTAATTGTTTTTCTTTGTTGTCACGCTCGTCTGTATAACTATGCGTAAATTTTTGGAGCACATCTCCGATCGCAAACCTGAATTTATCAAGGGCATAGTCGTCAAGGTATCCACTTATACTAAATTCCATGGACATTTTAACCCGTTCCGATGTCTTTTTTTGTGGAGCAACAGGATTGCTTTCCTCGAATACAGGATCTTCCTCTAGTACAGGATAGTAGTCATGTTCCGCATAGATATCGCTAATGTCCATCCAATGCTTTGTATGAAGATGTAAAGAATACGCCTGAAGTTCGGATTGGGAGGTTTTGATATTAAAGGTTTTATAGACAACAATAGGAGTAGTTTTTTGGTTAACAATAAACTTGACCAACATAAGCCCGTCTAGTGGATCGAATATTTTCCATTCGCTCAGTCTATTCAGACGAACCCTAAAGAATAATGGTTCTGAATTGCTGCCCGACTCCATACTTACACGTTCGATTTCCTCAATATCACCTATCGTATGGAATTCG